GTGCTCCACGTCTTTCAAAGTTGAGTCCAGTGATACAAGTTGCAATCTTGTTCTTTCAATATCGGACAAGATTTCAGATGATAGCACGTCGGCTTCTGTTGAATCAGATAACTCAATGCAATCAACAATTGCTTGTGCTCTTTTATATATTCTGTGTACCTCAGCACCGAGTTCATCAAACTCTATAGAATATTGAATGTTTACTCTTTCAGACATTTTAACCTCTTATAAGTCCATGATTTTGTTGTAGTTTCTTTTCTACAATGTGGGGGGCGCCAACGACAACTATTTCAGTTCCAGTTTGTCCGCGATTAATTGTAAGTTTAGTGAAGCGGTGATCGTTGTCCATGCCGGGCAATAACGAGCGATCTTCATTTAATTTAGCAAGCCTTGCATCTTCACGAATCATTACAACATGTTCGGGATTAATAAAAATATCCTGCAAGTCGAATTCTTGCTTAGAAGTAGTGAGACTATTTTTCTGTCTAACCTCTGTAAGTTTGACTAGCATGTTGCCTCCATGGGATAAACATCCCTTCTCTTAAGATCCCATTCGTGCCCATTAGCGTAGACGCGATAAACATATTGACTCTTCGTGCTTAGATAAACACCAACAGTTGGTCTCTCTGTTGACCGTAATCTCATTCCTTTGTCAGTTTCACACCACAACTCAACACCTTGTGGGATGTGAATTAGATCACCCTGATTCATTTTTGTCTCCTAATTGTATAATACCGTAATTTGTTGTGATTAGAGTTCCGGCGCAACTAGCAGCATTTTGCAAAGCTGTTTTGGTAACCTTCACGGGATCGATAATTCCCCTTTCAATCATATTAACTAGACTTGAAGTTCTAAAATCCCAACCTGATTCCTTGGAAGATTTCCTTACTTTCTCAACTATAATATCAGGCGATTCGCCGGCATTTGACGCCATCTGCCTGATTGGAGATTCGCATGCTTTCAGCACGATACTAACTCCAAGTTGCTGATCGGGATGTGGATTAATTGACGCAACAGCTAAGCTCTTTGTCGCTCTCAACAATGCTGTACCACCTCCGGTTACAATGCCACCTTCTTGTGCAGATCTCACAGCCTCAAGGGCATCTTCAACTCGGTGCTTCTTTTCAGTCATCTCTACCTGTGTCGAACCACCAACACGGATTACGGCAACTCCTGAGGATAGTCTAGTAATGCGACCTTGAATAATTTCAGCAATAGCCATATCATCACAATTTTCTACATCACTTTTAAGCGTCTCAATTTTTCGTTCTAGAAGTTCATAATCAGCGTTGCCGCCGACGATTGTAGTTGAAAACTTAGAGCTTTCTATCTGCTTGGCTGAACCAAGATCCTTTAGTTCTACATCCGACAGCTTGACACCAGAGTCGCGCGACACAAAAGTAGCACCGGTTGAGTGACTCAAATCTTCAAGCATATCGCGGCGCTCAACGCCATAAAACGGAGCCTTGATAGCAGCAACCTTTAGTGTGCCACGCATAGCATTCATAATAAGAGCAGCCAAAGCTTGTCCCTCAATTTCTTCGGCAATAATAATTAGCGGCCGACTTTCTCTCGCGACCATCTCCAACACTGGCAAAATCATTTCAACAGCATCAATCTTATAGTCGGTGATTAAAAGCAGCGGTTCGTTATACGCCATCAATGATCTTCTTTCATCATTAATAAATGCACCAGCAGCAACACCAGAAGGCACTTTAAAGCCTTCTTCAATATCAATCGATGTTTCTAGTGACCGAGACTCCTCAATGGTCACAGAGCCATCCTGACCCACTTTATCAATAGCCATGGCAATAAGCTCACCGATTGTAGAATCATTATTGGCAGAGATAGTGGCAATATGTCTGATATCATCAACACTCGTAATTGGCAAACTCAACTCATCCAAGTTAGAGCACACCTGCTTTACAGTGTCACTAATACCACGTTGCAATTCAATGGGAGCAGCGCCGGCGGCGATATGCTTTTGCGCCTCACTAAGAATAGCTCTTGCTAAAACAGTAGATGTTGTTGTACCATCGCCCGCTGTTTCATTTGTTTCGATAGCTGCTTGTCTAATAACCTGAACAGCAGCGTTTTCGATAGGATCTTCAAGCGCCACGAAGTGTGCAACAGTCACTCCGTCTTTAGTGATAAATGGCGCTTTTCCATGTTCTTGGAGAAGAACGTTTCTTCCCCTTGGACCGAGTGTAGAAGCCACATTGTCAGCTAATACATTCGCTCCGGTAATAATCTTTTGTTGCAATGATTGATTGTCGTCATATGCTCGACTCATTTACACCTCTGAGTTGTGTTTATTATAATAAATTATTAACAAAATGTCAAGGATTTTCTTCGTCACTATCTGTTTTTTGAAGCTGCGCTTGGAGAGATTGTTGAATTTCAATTGAGTCTTGAATAGCTTGCTCTCCAGAGTTGATGGCACTACTACGTTTCTCAACCAAAAAGTAACGATTAATATTTTCAGACAAATCTTTAGTAGCAGTGAAAAGCTGCATGACCTCTTCATTTAGTTTATTCATATGCATGCGTGCGACGTTAAGTATGGCAGCTTCTGTGTAAGGCAGCTCGCCTAATTCTTCGTATTCCACAAAATCAAAACTTATTAATTGTTGAGGACTAATGTGCCACTGTGTGCCACCTGCTTTTTCAAGCAACAAGCTCCATTCTTCTTTAATAGCCTCATGCAACTTTCCCTCTGCAGCAAGTTGCGCCTTCATAGCTTCTTCAGAATCAGGATTTTCTTGAGCTTGTTGATCCGTTTGTCTGGCAAGCTCTCTCTTTTTTCTAATTCTATCAGAATAACCGGCAGTATATTGAAGAAGATCGTATTTTTCTGGCCAGCTATCCGCTGCCTTTAAGATAGCAATTGATTGTTCAGGAGTTTTGTTGGGAAGCTGAAATAAGTTAATTCCCTTTGTAGCACCACCTCTGGCAGATGTAGAAAGTGCATCAATAAAGTTATTCTGGTCAAATCTAAATTTTTCAATTGAAATTCCACCAGCTTCAGAATCCTTACGCGCGACGATGTAAACCATTTCATTAAATTCGTCTAGTCCATCAACTAAGTTAGTGTAACTACCCTCAATATTTGTAGTCTTATTCAATAGCTTCAAACTGATAGGAACTGGAGTGTCACTTTCTGAAAAGGCAATCAAATCTTGAATAGGCAAGTTCCCCTTAGCGGAGACCTCTGCTTCTTGCGTACCTTGTAAGAGTGCAGAAAGAAATCCCTCGAAAACAAATCCAGCGCTGGATGCATTAAAACTTGTTATAACAGCCTTTAGGCACTCTAGAATAATTATAGACGAAATAATACGTCTGGGAGATGTAATTTTTGTATTCTCCTCGGTAATTCTTTGAAGAAATTTAAGCTTACCTTGAATCGAGCGTCCACCGCCAATGGCATTGAATAATTTCGTTATCTGTTGCCTTTCGATACTTTCAGGATTACCCCAAGCCTCGGTGGGAGTAAATTTTGGAAGTGACAGCACAAATTCTCTGGCTTTATCGGCAGACATTTCTGTCACAACTTGCGGCTTGGCAGCATTCATAAAAACTTCATAAACCAAATCTAATGTGGCATCAGTGCTATCAACCTCTTTGCTTTTTCTCACATCAATAAACATGTCTTTCATGTAATCTGACACTTTTATCTCCTTAAATAATAATATCTGCGATGCCTAACTCGACTGCTTCTTCTGCAGATAAATAGACATTAACTTTTCGTTCAAGAAGCTTCTTTAGATCTTTTTTGGACATCGAAGTCTCTTCAACCAATGCATCTATATAATCTTTTTGAATTTGCTGCATTGCCTCCATCTCGTTAGCCAAGTTGGGAAGAGAGCCATGACTACCACCGATAACTGAATGGATCATAACGCGGCAATACTTGCCAATCTTACGCTTACCTTTGGTACCTGATGCCAATAAGAGAACACCGGCCGACATAACCTTACCAAGACCTATAGTGTGAATCTCTGTTGATTCTCTTATCTGACGCATCACGTCGTAAAGAGCAAACATATCATCTGCGGAGCCCCCATACGTCGAAAGGTAAAATTCAATTGGCTTATCTTGTTTTCTTACTCTGTTTATTTCATTTAGATACAGCAGCGCATGAACTAGCTCTGCAATTTTTTCATCTACAACATCTGAAAATAGTCCTATGACTCTAAGTTCAGGATCTTGATTAGGGTTGCGACCTAATAATTGTTCGATTAGTTCCTCTTCGCTAATTGCGATCGGTTGATTTTCATTGCTTGACAATGTTTCAAGTAATTGTTTAATTTTATCTATCATATTTTTTCCAAAATTCAAATACAGTTTCTTCATTTTCTTTGAGATACTTCATTGACGAAACCCAATCATCAAACTTTAAAGCGTCTCTATAAAATTTAGGGTGCATATTAATTAGGTACTCAATCGAATTGTCCTTTAATTGCTGTAGCTGGTTGTTAATATTTTCTGATACAGTATTATAGATCTTATCATCAATTTGCCCCTGTTTCTTTAGAAGCCTAGCACGTTCGCGTAACAAAACATAGTTTTCAGATACTTTCAATACTGTTGATAAAAAAATTATGTGAGATAATTTTATAAGCGATAAACTGATCCTACTCGCTCTCAAAAAATAAAATGTTTTGCAGGTTACATAACCAAATATGAAAACTAAAATATATAAAAGTGTTTGTTGCATACCTACCTAAAAAAATAACCACTCATAGTGGTTATTTTAACACATAAATTAACTGATGTCAATTATTTTTGTGTGAGTCGAGCCATGATTCTTTCAGCGAGATCATTAACCATGGTTTCTTTATTGTTTTTTTCTTGAAGACGAGCGGCGACGCGACGAGCAACTTCATTAACGATTTCTTCTTCGTTCATGTCTTTATCATCATGTTCTTCACCTTCATCAAGATCATCTTCGTCATCACCTTCCATCATGGGGTCATCGTCCATATCAGGAGCGTCACCCATGTCCATTTCTGGCTCATCGTCAGCGTCCATATCGACATCAACCTCATCGCCTAAGACATCTTCCAGTGCGCGCTCAAGGGCGCCCATGAAGTCATCAACGGCAACCATTTTGCCTTCTCCGGCGGCATCCATATCCATTTCAGCGTCGCCCATTTCATCGGCGGCATCTTCCATGTCATCGGCTGCACCCATTTCCATATCCATTTCCATATCAGGAGCATCATCTGCCTCCTCCATAGCTGGTGAATCATCTCTCATACCGGGTTCGTCGTCGTCATCTTCATGATCACGAGCGCCGGGTTGGGGCGAATGATACATTTCTTGAACCTTGGCATCACCTACCGGTCCAATGTTAGCGAGTTTAAGAAACTGACGAACCTCAGATTCTGTAAGTAAAGTTTTACGGGACATTTAAATTTCTCTCCTTAATAAATGAAATTCTAGAATAAATAGTCATGATAATCGTATTATTCCATATCTTTAAAATAAATTAAATCAGTATTTTTAATTTTTTGAAGTGCCTTCGCCTCTATCTGCTTGACACGAGCGAAAGAAATACCTAATCTATCGCCAATTTCTCTGAGCGTCATTCTTCCGTTTTCATAAATAGAAACCAAAGTGCAATTATACTCTTCACTGTAATCAATAAAGTATTTACATTCACTTTTTGTGCAAGATTTTTGCTCATCCATGCATTTTCTGCTACATTTTAATAGACCATCAACAATCATAATTCTGGGTGTTCCTCGGCAATCAAGTCGAATAAGTCATCAAGTTGCTCGTCAGAGAAACCCAAATCATTCATAGTTTGCTTGCCCTCATTATAAAGTTTAATGTTTCTTTTCTTTCTTTTATTGGACAGCTTACTGTTTTCAATTACAAATTGTTTTATTCTTTCATCGTCATTTAAATATCCAGATACAATACAACGGAAAAACTTTGATTTTGTCATACCATCGTTTTTTAGTTTTAAAACCAACTGGGCATGACGATGATCAGTGTCGGTAAAGATTATTCTTTTTTCGTTTTTTCCGTAGTCGTTAGTATCAGACATCTTACCAACTCTTACTTAAAATGTGAGTACGGCTTTCTGATAATCCTGCTGTGGTTTGTGCTATAAATTCAGCCTTACTAGCTAGCTCGGGGATAGTGCGTGCACCACTGTATGATAAACCAGAACGAATTCCTCTTTCTAAATCAGATAGAATATCTTTTACGCTGCCTCTGAATGGGACGCGCGTTGATACGCCTTCATATGATGAGTAATTTCCTTTCCAATTTATTTGAGCCTCTTTAGAAGCCATGCCTCGATATACTTTCCACTTAGTACCGCTGGATTCTTCAAAAACTTCTCCCGGTGATTCTAGTGTGCCGGCAAAAAGTGAGCCGCACATAACTGCATCAGCGCCGGCCGCAAAAGCCTTTACAATATCACCAGAGTTTTTGATTCCACCGTCAGCAATGATTTTTACGTCTCTGTCAGTTTTGGCACAATCAAAGATAGTTTCTAGACCGGGTACGCCGTGACCCGTTTGAATTCTTGTTGAGCATATGGAGCCGCCACCAATGTTGCAGCGCACTGAATCAGCACCCCAATCGGCTAAATCATTAATACCTTGAAGCGTGGCAACATTTCCTGCCATGATGTGAATGTGATCTCCAAATTCTTTACGTAGTGTTTCGAGTGTGTTCTTCATCTTAACATGGTGACCATGTGCTACATCCACGCACAGAAATGTTGCCCCCGCTGTAATCACTGAGGCTGCTCGGTCAATATTGTCGCCAGAAATTCCGATAGCGGCGCCAACGGTACGTTTATTTTTTACATCCTTGATCATTCGGCATTGTTCATCAATCGTATTGTAGCGATGAATGATGCCACCAGCGCCAAGATCGCTCATCGCCGTAATCATTGATGATTCACTAATCGTGTCCATAGGTGATGAAATAATCGGTAGGGAAAACACTAAACCGTTACCCATATCGGTTGTTAAATTAATTTCAGTTCTACTCTCAATATCAGAATACTGAGGAACAAGCAGAACGTCGTCGTAAGACAAAGAATTTTTCACATAGCCTCCCTATCAATAAAATTGCAAATGTCGCTTGAGCGATACCACGTATGCTCATTTGGATTTTCAGGCTCTGGCAATAACACTATCTTTGGCGGCCTGTTACCAATGTTAGTGTGTATAATAAGAACAGTGGGAACACCCTTAAACTTGAGTTTTCGCTCAAGCTCCGGGTAGTCATCAATGTTGTATGCAAAGAAGTGTAACTTACTATACTTCTCTTTATCTGATATGTCAACAAAATAATCTTTTAAGTTGTGACACAGATGGCAACCGTTTGAGTAAAACTTTAGAACAAATGTAGAGTTTTCTTTAACAGAGCCTCTTAAGATATTATCAAGTGCTTCACGAGATATTCTAGCTACCGCCATTTATAACCTCCTTGGCTTTATCCATGCAGTCAGGACTTC